AAGTAATTTCCTTGTGAAGGTTATTGTTTCACACGGACACCGATATCCGTATTGGAATATCTGATTTGATAAAATTCTGTTGGTTCTGCGTAGATAATATCGTCAATTAACTTAATTTGTTTTGTAGTTGAATCTTCGTATTTTTGAGCTGTTTGTGATGATGAATACTTACCACCCACTCTTCCAAACACCTTAACATCAGATATATTAATAACACCTTCAATATTTTGAACTATACTTTTGATTTCAGATATTAAAACATTTTGACCAAATTCTCTTGCTTGTGGTAACATATAATCATTAACTTTTGTAATAACATCAGAAATGATTGAGTTTTGGTTTGTATTTTTTGCAATAGAAATATAAATTTCAAATGCTAAATCAATAACTTTACCAGTTGTAACACTAACATAGTCATTCATCATTCGGTAATTTGATAAATAAGTTGCAACATTATCTTTTAATACTGTTGGTACATTTTGTGTCATTTTACCATTAGTATCCTGTGTTAATAATACAACATTTATTTTGTTATTATTTTCTATAATACCTACTTTAGCTGGTATTCCGAATTGTCCTGGCATTTTTTGTATTAAAGAATAATAGTCACCAATTGTTACCGCTCTGTTTTGTGATGAGAAATTAAATGTAACTAAGTTTCTTACTTCTTCAACTGATGGTGGATTTGCACCTCCAATAGCTGCGGTTACGTTGGTACATTGAATTGAGTTTCTAACTGCGTTTGCGATTTCAGATGACGCACCGTTAACATCAAACAATACATTACCAACAGTATTGATAACATTGACACCAACATTGCTTTCAAGTCCACCACCAACTCTGTATTGAATAAATAAAGTAGTATTTGGTGTTGGGATATAACCCAAACTTAAATTATTTTGATAATCATTAATTCTCAGTGGTACACCTGTTTGTGCAAAAGCGGCTAATTGGTCATCAGCGGATGTATTACCACCACCAAATGTTAACTTCAAAAAGTTTTCAGGTGTAAACTCAGTAATAAATTTATTGCTAGTTCTAATATATTTTCCGACCTTAATATTTGATTGGTCAGTTGTTTTTCCTGGGTCAGGAATAAAAACAGTGTCTTCGGCTAAAGCTGGAACTTCATACCACTTACCAACAGGACTTAAAAATTCTTGGTATGCTGGAATGTTATTATAGGTTATACCATCTTTTTGTATAATTGACAAAACGTTAACAACATTTCTTTCGGGTAAATACAAACTTAAAAATGGTGTCGCATCTGCCGATGTAATAACTTTCTTGAATACTTTTGTAATACCATTAACTACTACTTCTCTTTTTATAATGTTATAACTTTGAACGTTGTTTGACGCATCTAAAATTGGTATTACTTTTTGGTTTGCAATTCCTGATGAACTAAATGCTGAAGAGAAATTAATATCATTTGGATTTTCAAATGTTTGTCCCGCACCAACAAATTGCGAACCCGCTTTTAGTACACCCATATAATCAGGGTTTGGTCTATCACCAAATACAGGTACATTAATACTAATGTCACAAACTGCTATTGATGGTCTATTACCAGGTATTTTTAAACCGTAAGTTCTTGCGATGTTATAAATTGAACTTCTTTGTTTGGCAAATTCAAGAACCGTCTCTTGAATACTTCTGTCAATATGATAATGTAAGTTATCGGTTACGGCAGCGTTTAAATCCATCAATACTGAAAAAATTGATGCGTCATTAAAATTGTCAATTAATTCAGGATAATACTGTCTAGTATAATCAATAAGTTCTTGTCTTATAGCCGCAAAATCTCGGACGGTATAGGATATTCTTTTCTCAGCCATTTATGTTAAATATTTATAATTACAAAATCTTTTGTTTGAAATGCGTTATCGCTAATTGTATAATCAATTCTCATTTTAGCCGTATACTCTGAAGTGTTTCTACCGGCAACTCTATAAACACCATTTCCTAAATTTTCTGTGTTTAAAGTACCAACTGATTCATACTCATCATATGGTAAAACAATAATATCATTAATAATTAAATTAGGAATATACTTACTAACATTATCTCTGATATCATCTTTAATTGACTCAAACGTGACACCATCTAATGGTTCAAAAATAAATTCATAAATTTTAGTACCGAAATCAGGTAAATAATATCTACTACCTTTTCGGGTTAAAATCAAATGAATTAAATTACTTCTTATTTCTTGGTCAGGATTTTGAGACAAAGAAAGGTAATCCCCTTTTAACGAATCATTAAAAGGAAAATTAATACCATAAGTTACACCATTAGCCATTGTCTATAAATATAGTTGTATTTCCTTTTTTGTGAGCAGGAAAAAAAGGACAATGTCTACAACCATTACCACAACAACTACCCCTCCTTAAATGAAACTCTTTTGTAAACACATAAATTCCATTTTTAATATAAAAATCAGAAGGGAGAAGTTTTTGACTTCCCCCTTCCGAATTATTCATAGTTTTATTTTGATTACTTGATTTCACAAGCTCCACCAACACAAGCCAATTCACCACTCAAATCTGTGTTGTCTTGTAATTCAACAACTTTTGATAAGTCAATTGACTGTAGTTTAGAGAATAATCTTTCATATTCTTCTTTAGTACAATCCTCAAACGGTGCTTGGATATAACTGCCACCATCATGAGGTAAAACTGACAAACCATTATAGAAGTCACGATTTTCCCACATCCACTCACCTGCCAATTCCCAATCTTCGTTTTTCAAACTGATTGTTGCAGATACGTTGTGTGTGTTTGAACCAGTTCTGTGACCAGGTCTAACCCATTCTTGTGTAATTTTCTTAACACGGTCCAATAATTGGAAAGGTGACTCTGTTCTTAAAATTGCTCCTTCAGGTGCTTTTTGTGGAACTGAAATAACCGCAGTATCATGTGGTCTAAAATATTCATCTTCAACCAACTCAGGGTGATACATCGCTAAGTGTTGGTAAATAGCTTCGTTCTTACCTACACGAACTCTACGAACATAATAGTCGTTGTGCCATGCATGGATACCTGAAGATGTTCCCAATGTCAAAGATGTAGTTCCTGCTGGTTTTACAGTAGTTGTACGAGCTGATTTGTTAATACCAATCAACTCAGCAACTCTTGCATTTTCTTCTTTAACAAGTTTAGCAGCTTCTTTCATGTTATAACCTAATACAACACCCGAACCAATACCTGTCATAGATACTCCAATCAATGCTTCTTTTTCAGTTGTACGTTTCCATACATCTCTCAAGTAATGGAAATCAGTATATCCTGCTTGAAGTGTTCCGATGAACGCCGCAGCTTTAACACGGTTGTTCAAATCTTCTTGTGATTCAATGTCAGAAACATTTACCTCACATAAGTTACAGAATTGGTTTGGTCTCAATGCAATTTCACAACATGGATTAGTTCCCCAATCTTTATCATTTGTAAAATAGATGCCAGGTTCACCAGCTCCTGAAGCTTCAACACGTTTCCACAAATCTAAGAAAAATTCTTTTGTGATTTTGTGTCTAACCAATGCTGCAGAATTGTTTGCTCTACCTCTTTGTGGGTTTGTTTCCCACCATGTACCTGACTTACAAGAAATCATTTCTTGGTCATCAGCACTAAATAAGGAAATGAGTGCCGCCCTTCGGATTCCTCCGGCAAGAACTGCGTCAGCAATGTGACATACCATATCGTGAACTTCAATTGGTGTCATTTTATCACCATCTTCTTTTGCGTCCAACATACCTTTTAATTTGTGAATACAATCTTTCAAAGGTTGTGGTCCTGGTGCTTTACCACCTGATGTTACAAGTTGGGCACCTTTTGGTCTAATATCTGAAAAATCAAATTCAGGTGTTGATAAATTTTCACCAAAATAAGATTTCATTAATACTTTGATTGCGTCTGCCCAACCTTCAATTGAATCACCAACTAAGAATCTTCTTGTTCTATTTGTGTTAGGTTTTCTAATTTCAGGTAGTTTTTCTACGTGATGTTTCTGTACTGAATAACCAACACCTGTTCCACCTAACAATAAGAACATACTTTCAGCAAATGCGTCTAAGTGGTCAATCGGTAAATAAGCACAGTTGTAAATTCTGTTTGGTGAAATTTCAATTGGTTTACCACCAAACTGCATTGAGCGCATTGATGGTAAAACTTTTTTATCATAAACATATTTGTACACTTCCAAAATTTCACCAGCTAGTTGTGGGTATTTTTTGATGTGCATGTTCATGTTTCTTGTTACTAACTCTTCCCACGTTTCCCTCCTGTTTACATCAGGTAAGAATTTAGCGTATTTCATATACACCGTGAGGTCTGACAATATCTTTTGTGATGCGTCCATTTTTTTGTTTTCTTCTTGTTTAAATTTTAATTAATTGTTTGTTGTTGTTTTCTTTTTGCCAATAGTTCATTGACTCTGTTCCTATTTCGTTCTTCTTTTTGTTCTTCAAGACCCAAGAAAGTTACTGAACTTTCTGTATCAATTTCCATGAGTTCATTGTCAAATTTACAATTTTCAAACACGACACCATCTCGTCCAATTCTTGATTTGGTAATAGCTATTGTTGCGAGTTTCATTTCTTTTTGTTGTAAACTCTTTGCAACTGTTATGATAACGTGTCCTACTTGTGCCTTTTTAATTGAACCACCCATTTGGTCAGTAGTAACAACATCTGATGATATTGAACTTCTATTTCCTTGAGTTGCAGTCCATCCTGCTACGTCCAATTCGTGACACATCGCTTCAAATCCTCTCATCACGGAACCTTCACTTTTCCATTCATCCCCTAAGTTTTTGTCAGGAACAACACAGTCAATATAATCTAAACTAATCATATCAATTTTTGTTCCTTCCGCAATCATCTTTCTAATTTGATTTTTAATTTGATTCATTGTTAAAGTATCAGAAGCGTATTTTTTCAAAATCAACTTGTTTGTTGTATTTTCTTTAATATCTCTAACTTTTTCCATAACAACATCTTTGTGGAATGAAAGTTCATCAGGAGCAATTCCTGTCCAAAGTGTGAAGTGTTTTCTTTGGATAATTTTTGGGTTGTCTTCAAAGAATATCTGAAGAACATTGTAACCTAAATTAAATGCGTGGTTACAAATTTTTGTTAGTACTGTTGTTTTACCAACACCTGTTGGTGCTAAGATTACACCCAATTCGCCTTTTGCCAATCCACCTTTCAATAGATTATCAATACCTGCAATTCCCATTGGGATTGGGTGTCTATAATCTTCATCTAACACTTGGTCCAAATTTGTGAATACATCGTGTTCAGCTTCGTCAATTTCACCAACCTGAAGAGCTTTGTTAACCATCTCTTCTAATTGGTCATAACTTTCAAAGTCTCCTTTGTCAATAATCTTTTGAGCTTTGGTCATCACTTTTTGAAGTTCTTGTTGTTTACAGAACTTAAGTGCCTTTTCAATTACGAATTGGTGACCATCAAAACTTACATCACGAATTTGGGTTAATGTGTCAAGAACGATTTTTCTTGCACTGTCAGAACTAATCTCAGAACGAGTCAATTGGTCTAAAGTTTCAAAAGTAGGAACACTTTCATACTTGATATAATACTCCTTAATCATTTGAGTAATGATTTTAAAGTATTGGTTGTCAAAGTATTTTGAATCCAACACATCAATAATCGCACGAGCGAAATCTCTGTTGACGATTAGTTGATTAATAAGTTGAATTTGAAATGTGTTTCCTAAATATCCGAAATTTTTCTCGCTTGACATACTTGTTTTTATTTTGACTTGTGTTGATAAATACTATCAAGCGAGTTGATAATTCATATATGTTGTAGAAAAATTTTCACCTGAAAAAATGTCAGTCAACGACTTCAAGATAGTTTTTATCTCTGGTCGTATGTCTACGGTGTATCTAGCCTTTGGTGGGTATACCTTGGCGTCAAAACCCCTGTGACAAATTGTCTGTTCCCCCATCTTGATGTATAGGTAAAACCATTCAGGTCCATCAGTTTTTGATGTATTCATGACTGAAGGGTCATTCATAATCAACTCTGCGTTTTCCGCCATGTAGTCCAAACTTTTGTCTTTCAAATATCTTTCCATGTAGTCGGCAATGTTCTTCATGTAATCATGAAGTTCTAAACTGTGTTTTGCAGTCTCATTGTAACCCTTAACATTGAAAAACCTTTGAACGACGATGTTGTCGTTGAGTTTAATTAAAAACTCCATTTTCGTTAAATCTTGTGTTTCTTTCATAATTAATTGTTGTTATTGTATCGTTTTTTTTCTTTTCTTGTTAGTTTCATAATTGGTTGAAGGAATTCTACCCACGCATCGTCTTGTTTTGGTAGGTACTTGAAGAATCCATCTTCAATCATCATTTTCATCAGATTCTTATATCCCCTACCGTCAGGGTCCATATCTTCTGAATAATAAAGTTCTACTTCTTTTTTTGCTTCTTCGGTCATTAAAGGATTTGACAAACTAACGATTTTTTCACGAATATCGTAGTATTCCTTTCCGTAGGTACCTGACTTGGTGGTACCTGATAATAAATTCTTGAGTGGCTTGATTGTGTCATCTATATCTAAAATTTCTTGTGCTCTTGTACAAATATAGTCAACATTTAGTTCTCTTTCAATAACCTCAGGAAAATATTTAACTAACTTCTTTTCACCAAAGCTATAAATTCCTTCAATGTTGTCTGACTTGTCGCCCAATAAAATTTTAACTAATTTCACATTTGATATAGGTACTTCAATTGTACCTAATTTAATCTTGTGTTTGTCTGTAACCCATTGTTTTACTATGGGTGAGTAGATGTGTACTTTTGATGTGATAAGTTGTGTAAGGTCCTTATCTGAAGAAAGGATTGTTATTTTCTCATTTTGGCTTATTTGTGTGTAATAAGCAATTAAGTCATCACACTCGTGGTCGTCAATACCAATTTGTCTAATGAACATTTCTTCAAGATATTGTTTTAATCTTTCTTTTTGTCCATAATAAGATTCTTTCTTTTCTTCGTTCATTGTTAAACGACGGTTTTCCTTATATTCAGAAAACAGTAATTTTCTTTGGGACGAGTTATTATTCCCGTCCCAAAAAACTATTACCTTGTCGTAGTTGTATTCCGATAGGAATCTACGAAGAACATTAACAAAGTGGAAAATACCCCCAATATGTTTTCCTTCGTGGTAGAAATCTCTAACCCCGTGAAATCCAATTTTGAATAAGTTATCTCCGTCAACTATTAAAGTTTTAACCACTTGTTTATTGTTTAATCAATTTCCTTTTCTTCTTTCAATTCAAAGTCCAATGATGTTACACCAAGAATATCTTTCCAATAGTCAGCATGTTCTTTTTTGTAATTCTCAATAGACACCTTCTCTTCTGCAGCTTCTTTACCTGCCAAGAATCCGTGTGGGGTTACAATGATTTTTCCATCCTCATATCCCAAACCATTGATGTGGTTTTTCATTACGGACACTTTTGTTCTGATTGCAAATTTAACACTTCTTTTGTCTTTTGTCGCAGTAATCTTGTTTGTACCTGCACCTTTTTGATTACCAAATAAGAATACCAAAGATGAGTTCAACCAAATTGCTTCACCACCTTTTGCTTTAATCTTTGGTTGTCCAAATGGATTGTCAGGAAGTTCAACCCAAGGTTGATTAACAATAACCAATGTGTTTTCGTATTTTGAATCCGATTTACGTGAACCTGAAATACGTTGGTTGATACCCATTCCAATCTTATCTGCAAGTACTGATGCGTTGTGTTGTTTACCACCTTTACCATCGTAAGTCATCTTACATGGAACTGAACCTACTGAATCCCACAAGAATAATAAACTGTAATCCAATTCACCTTTTTCTTGTGCGTCTAACAAACTATTGATATAATCCGTAATCTGTTCAATGTAATTAAAATCATTGTTGAAGATGTAAAATCCATCCCAATCTGATTCACCCGTTTCTTCATCAACAACTTCTTCACATTCAAAACCCATTAGTTTTGCGTGTTCAAAAGACCATTTCTGTTCTGTAATAATGAATACAGGTAGGATACCTTTCTTTTGTGCATCAACAGCGGCTTTAACCAAAGCGGTTGTTTTTCCTGTGTCTGAGTGACCCAAGAACATATTTAAGTGTCCAATTGCAGGACCTGGAAGTCCAACCGCATCCAAGAAGTCAGAACCTAAGTCAAAAAATCTTTGCGGTTTGTACTTAGCTGAAGTAGAGAATTTTTTCTTTACTGAGCTGAAATCATTTTTTTTAATAGCCATATATGATATAAATTAATCATGTGCGGTACCGTACATGATACCGCACATGATGTGTTTTAGTTTATTAGAATGGTAATTCCTCGTCAGGTGACATACCTGCTTGTGGGTCCACAGGTGTTCCACCGAATACTTCAGTAGCGTCATCACCGTAAACATATTTTTTAGATTCTGAATCCCAACGTGGAACTTCTCCACGAGCAATTGCTTCTAAGTACTCAACAGGTTTCTTAGAGTAAACGTCCGCCCAAGTTGTTAGGTCGTTTTTCCAAGAATCCAATTGTTCAGCATCCTCTGACAATTTGCTTGGGTCATCATACATTACTGTTTGAATTGAAGTGTATTCTTTTCCTTTTGGTGTTTTTGATTTAACCAATTGGATAATCAAATCACGTCCTTCATTTGGGTCAGTCAAATTACCTTTAGCTCTCCAAATTGGAATGATTTTGTCCAAGATACCATCTTGCTTGTAGTTGTGTTTAAATCTCCAAAATTTAACACCATCTTCTTCATGGTCACGGTCAATAACCTTAACAATGTAAAATTTACGAGCTTTGTACTGTGCCGCCAAATCTTTGTCAGTTTGTTTGCCAGTTTTCATAAGTTCTTCGTAAACCTCTGTTAAAGGTGAACGTCCGCCTTCATTTTTGTCGGGGTCGTAAAGTTTGTTGTAAGTACCGTTTACTTGGATTTCGTGGAACCATACTTCCTTGAAAGGAGATGAGCCATCTGTAGTTGGTAGGATTCGGATTCTTCTTTGTCCTGAGTTTTCACCTTTAGGAAGAATAGCGGCGAAATAACGCTTCATTCTGTCTTCTTGTGACATCATTGGTTGGTCACCAAATGGTTTTGTGTTTTGTTCGTACTGCGCCAGAACGGCATCGAATGTTTTGTCTGTCATCATAATTGTATTTTTTATCTTTTAATGTAAGATAAATATAACACAATTTTTTCAGAAATCAAATTAGTTTTGTAAACCTTGGTCAAAAGATTTTCTAACGCTCATCTTGTCGTAGTTTTCTACATCATCAGGTGTTAAAATATATTGTTCTTTACCTTGTTGTTTCATTTGTGGTTCTTTTTCAGTAAAGAAATCTGATAACTTTTGACTATAAGGACCAGAATCTAAAGACCTTAATTCCATTTTTTCTTCAGCACTTTTTGGTCTGTATTGTTCAACTTTGTCTTCAATTGAATTAATCTTTTCAAAGATTGAATCCATCTGAGCTAATTTACTTTCTAAGTCATTTAATTTAGACATCATTGAATTCATGTATTCTTCCTGCTTTGACTGCATGTCTTTTTGTGTAGTAACTAATTCTGTGATATCTAACTCTTCGGTACCACTACTACTATCATTCTTTCCACCTTCAGAATCACCTGTTTCAATTTCTTCAACATCAGGGTCATTATTGATATCAATAGGAGCACCTGTTTCAGGAGTCGCTTCACCTTCAGGTGGGGTGGCGCCACCTAATGTAGTATCATCGGGTGCGGGTGGTGGGGGTTCTGCGGCAGTTGGGTCTTCATCTGCTGGTGGAGGTAACGCAGCGTCTTGTTCAACAATGTAACTGTTGATTTGATTATATCTTTTTAATTCCTCTAATATTGTTTTTGAAACTTTGTTTTCCATGATTAACCGTTTAATAATGTTTTAACACCTTGTGGTGTTTCAACTCTTAATGTTTTATTTAATTTCATTGTGTTGTCCACTCTTTCAATTAAACCGTCTTTTAATCTTACAGTGTAACAGTCACCAGTTTGTAAATCACAAACTTCTTTATATCCGTTACCCAAATCCTTTTCGGCGATTACAGTATCTTTCTGTAAGTAGTTGTCCAATAAATTTTTTAAATTACTCATATTGTTTTTCTTAATAAATATAACGATTATTTAATTTATTACAAACCTAATGTTTTTGCTTGAGTATATGCCCATCTGGCATTACCAAGCCAAGTATTAAAGTTTGTGTTTTGTTTATATGTTTGAGTTAACGTTCCTGATGTGTACCATGTTTTATAAAATAACTCTATAATTGCTATTACTTTTGATTCGTCATTTTTAGCATCCTTGAAATAAGATTGTATTCTATCTTTATAGATATCTCTAATAAAGTCTATACTGTCTTTAACAGTATCAAATGTTGCAAATGGTCTTGTAAAATTTTCACCAGTTTTTAAACATCTATACTTTTTAATTAACGATGAAGTTGCTCCAGGTTGTTTAATGTCCACAGTGACACCATATAAATTGTTTTGATTGTATTTTAAACTTTCGTTTAAATCTGTTATGTTACCCATCAAATATAACATACTAAACATATATCTTTTTAAATCAGTATCTTTAATATCATTTGTTGATGTGTTAATTAGTGTTACTAATTCATTTACTGTAATTGAACTTGTTATTAAATCAACTTTTTCAATTGCCCCATAAATTGGATTAATATTTTCACTACAATCTTGGGTTAATAAATCGGTTGTTTGAACAATAAATCCTTGATACGGTGTTTTTGCGGATAGAACATAATCTTTTGCTTGGTCTCCAGTTAAATACTGATTAGAATTACTATCAAATGGTACCAATTCATTATTACTAACAAACTGTTTTATTTTGTCTGATAATTTTTTGGAAAAGTCTTCGTTGACACTAGCAAGGTCGTCAGATACTTTTGTATTAATATTTGCCGAAACTCTTTGTCCATTAAATTCAGTGTTAAAACTACCTGAACTTATACTGTGTTTAACATTTCTAATAATGTAAGTTCCGTTAAACATTGGCATGTGTCTTAAGACAAAATACATTGTTGGTTGAATCATTACGTTACCCAATGTTTTAACCGTACTACTATAAGAACGGTTTTTATAAAAATCATACAACGATGTTGTTTGTTGCATTGTTTTCTTTCCCGAGCCTTGGTTACCCATGTCAATTGTTGTTTGTATTTGTTCTGAAGATGTCACACCTTGTTCTTGGTTGATATCAACAGATTTAAATATACTTTGATTTATTGAACCAAAGTCTACAACAAAACCTACCGCTTTATTGCTGTTTTTTTGATTGGTTGAACCTTGTTGAAGTATCGGATTGTTTGTTGGGTTACCCAAATCAAAAGAATCACTTTTAAATGGGTAATTAGGGTCGTTATCTAATGACAATGTTTGTGACGGTCTGTCAATATATTGACATAAAAACTTTGGTGCCGAATTAATATAATCAACATAAGTAAATGAACTGAATACATCATTAGCGTTATTAACAATTGACGAATTTCTATCAGTATTATTTGATGTTGATTTACCATAAAAGTTTATATATGCCGGCATTACAAAGAAATTCATTCTGTTATCGGCGACAATTTGTCTTACTAACGACATTACCGAATTTGATGAGTTGTCCCAAGTACAAAACTTTCTAATTGTATCGGTGTTAATAATTAACTCGTCACCAATGTCACGATTCGCCCTATCAAAAAATAAAAATTCATCAAATAAAAGTTTGTTTTTACTATCTCTACCAGATATCCATTTATCATTTACCGCTTTAAATAATTCCCATTGTTCAAGTTTTACAATATCACCGTCTAATTTTGAATTAACATCTTGTGTTTGTTCTTGTTTTTGTCCTAACAATGCTGACGGTAATTTACCTCTAAACTGTTGTTCAATACTATTACGTTGCTTTTCCGCCTTGTTTAAAATTGTAGTAATATCTGAGGCAAAAGTTGTTGCGGAATATAATGGATTTAATTTTTTTTGTGTTGCATATATTCTAATTAAAGGATATAATAATTTTATATTGTCACTTGTAAAAGGAATTTCATTATTTCTAAAGAAATCATATACTGTTGAAGTTCGTGTGTATTTAATACCTTCAATAGTTGAAAACCCAACATATTCTTGAAGAGTTTTCCAAACTTCCGGATATGCCGCTTTTGATGCTTCTACTGTTTTTCCATTATCACTTGGTAATGGATTTGGGTCATTGGGATAATACGAAACATATTTTCCACCGTAATTAGGTCCACCTGCCGCTGTTGATGCTGTTGGTACTTTTGGGCCTGTTGGTAAAAATTGTGGGTCTTTAGAGAAATAACCAAATTGTTGTCTGTCAAACTTTTTAGGGTTTCCGTTTTTAAAATAAACTTTAATATCAATAAATTTACTCAAAACGTCATTAATGTTTGCCGCTTGTAAATTACCTAATCCATTATTAGTAAAATCATTATTATGTTTTATTAAAAACATTTTCTTAAATAATTTCACAATGTTGGAATACGTTTTGTTGTCGCCTTCAAGTGGGAATATTTTTGATTGCCCACCAACTTTACAAAATTCTTTAAATTCATTTTCAAAAGAATCTAATTGGTCTTTAGAAAAAACACCAAATAAATCTTCAATTGAGCTATATGTTGAACCAATATCAAAATCAGGTTGGTTTTCAGTCGTACCTGTTCTAACATATTTTAAATATTCTAATGGTGTGGGTTTTTTAACTTTTGAATTATCAAACCAACCGTAGTTTGGAGCATTCCAAAGTGTCTTAACACTACCATTGTACATTTCTTTAGAATTTTCAACATCCGAAACTGTAATTGGATTTGTATTTGTTGACGGTCTTAATTCAAAGTAAGTTTGTTGAAATGGTTGTACACCTGCGGATGGAAATAAAAGAACATGACCAGAAAATTGTGGACCAAAAATACTAGGATATTCTTGTTCGATGTTTAGATAAGAATAATAACTTAAAATTGGTCCTTCAGGTTTACCGTTGTATGTATTACCCTGATTAATCACTAATTCATTTGGAAAAGTATTGTCGGCATATGTTGACACTTCAAATAAATTAGTATTTGTAAAAATCTTATAAAAATTATTAATAACTTTTGGGTAGAACCCACTTTGTATTTTGTTACCCAATAATGTAAAATCTTGTGGTGAAGAATTTTGGTCAAATTTTATTTTATAAGTTTTTTTTGGGTTTGATGTAATTGGGTCGTAATTTGTTTTGTAATCAAAATCTTTCCAAATAGAAGTTAATATGTCAGTTGTACCCGAAGTTTCAACATATTTTTTATATCGGTACCAAACTGAACCCATTTTTAATATCCAAGCATATGGTAATTCGTGTATTGCGGAAAATTTATTTAAATTTGCAAATATATAATCACTTTGAGTTCCATTAGTGCTATCGGTATACTTTTCGTGAAGTGTTGAAAGTGGTAATGAGTTTAACAACAAATATCCAAGTTTTGTATATTTTTCATCTCCAGATAAATCACCCGATTCAACAATCGCATTGATGAAGTAAGGTGTGTTTAATAAACTTGTTGTTTGTGTATGTGTTACATAGTTATCCGTCGTGTATGTCAAATTCCCCTCAGTGTAAAACTTTTGAAGCTTGTTTTGATATCTTGTATTATAAAAATTATTAATGCTTTGGTGTGTGGTTTCAGTAACCGAATAACCTAAAGTACTTGTTTGGGTTCTGGTTAATGGTGTGATGTTTGGTCCTGAAAAATTATCAATTACTAATTTTTTATCATTAAACCCATAACTATTAATTGTTATATATCTATTGTCCTTGTTTGGTGCGTCTTGCATTTTTTGTGCAAAACTATCAATAATAAACGGATATGTGTCAAAAAGTGTTGTTGCGTTTGTAGTATTTGCACTTATAACACTTTTAATGTTATCCAAACTTTTAAGTTTTAATGGATTTGTTGATGTCGCGTTAAAATCTTTTGAACTTAGTAGTTGACTACTATTTTTAACTTGGTCGTTGATGTATGGAGTAACAAAATTTTGTGAAATAAAAGTTTGCCATAATGGACCTACTTCGTTTTCACCTGCGGTTGTTTTTAAATAATTATATAAGGTTGTTGTTGGTAATGTATTAACAATAACGTTTTTTAACTTGTCATCTGGTAAAGATTGGACCACGTTATTTGTTTCAAAATCTGAAGCGGTAAAACCAATCTCTTCATTAACATCAATATAAAACAAACCTGAATAAAAAACATTTAAATATAATCTTTCATACATTTCATAAACAGAGTTTTGTATTGCAGTGTCTTTTTGATTGTATATTATTTGTCTAAAAGGTATTTCAATAGCGTGTTCGGGTGTGTATTTTATAACTAAGTCAGTGTTTGGTTTAACGTCCGCATTGTAGTTTCTGTCTTTTTCCAATATTCCTTTAAGATATTCTTCAACAAATTCAACTTCAGGCCAAATAACTGGGTTATAGGATTGTGTTGATTCACTTGTTGCTTTTGAGCCTGGATATGTTACTTCATATTCTACTTTACCCGATGTTTCTTTTTTCTGAACAAATTGTGGCCATGGGTAAACAAAATAATTTGGATTTTTAGTTGTTGTAGTTTGTATAACATTTTTACCTTCCTGTGAAGGATTGGTTGTTATTATTGATTTTAATCTTGCGGTGTTTTCTCTTTGATTCCACGCATTGAAATGAACATCGTCCATTAACTGATAAAAAGCATCAACAGATGCCATTATAGTACCAACAACATTTCTAACCGTAGGTCTAAATTGTAAATCCGAAACATTTCCATTTGTTCTTACTTTATCTTTTAATACTTGGTTAAGTCGTTCAGATTCTTCTTTATATTTTTGAACTATTTGTCCGTTAATATTTTTAATTGTTTCAACCTCTTTGTCTAAAGAATAATAAAAAAAATTTCCAGTTAGTATTGATATAGCCTCTTTTGGGTTTGTTGATGTAAGAGTATTATTACCCCTTAACTCGTTTATTAAATTTGATTTAAATTTAATAAAATCAACGTCAGTGTTGGGGTCTGTTACTTGTTTACCTTTTTGTTCAAGGTAAGTTTGTTCAAAATTAATATCACTTTCACTAAATTTTTCTTTAAAAAAATCAACGTTGAATGCTTTTTGGTCTAAGGTAATACTTTCGCAAACTTCATTATTAGATAACGACCTAAATTTTTTTATACCATTGTCAAGTATTGATGTTAGGTTGTTTTCGGCTTTTCCAGATAATACAACATTAGATTGTTTTTCAGATGCTACACCGCTTAAATTATTTGTAAGTTGTTTTAATGGGTATAATCTAAGGTTATTAAACGAATTATTTAAGACTAAAACTTTACCATTTTTATAAGTTTCTAAATATGTTTGACCCCATTGAACTACTTCGTTACTAAGAGTATTTAAAGATTCTTTATATCTCTCAAGTGCAACAATAGTTGTAAAATCTAATTTATCAAATTCATTATTCAAAAATTCAGTATACTTCGTTAACCTAATTTGCATTTCGTTAAGAGTTATTACTGGCACATTTTGGTCAATTAATCCTTGCCTTTTATACTCTTCAAATACTTGTTTTATTTTTGAATACCCTTTGGATGTAGATTCCACGGTTACCTCAGTAGTAACACCTGTTCCGTTTTGTTGTACAGAAGCTGTTGCGGAATTACTTGTATTAACAGTTGGTGTGTTTGGAATACTATATTGACCATACATATGTGGTAACGCAAACAAATATCCCAAACGAATATCATCTAACATCGCACTTGTACGAGCAATAAACTTTAAATTAACAATATAATTTCCTGTTGACGCTTCAAAACTTGCTTGGAAGTTTAATAACATTAATTCGTATTGAATTGCCTTACCATAAAAACCTTTTAAGGTTAATTTAAATAACGGATATGGATAATATAAAAATACAGAATATGGTGAATTACCTCCGGTTTGAAATAAACTTTTACCTTGTACATCAACTAAGGTCATGGTTACTGTTGGTACCCCGTTGAATTTAATATCAACATTAATGTCTCTTATACCTAATATTTGGGTATCAACATAATTGCTTAGTTGTGGGTTTTGACCATTATTAAATTTAATTTGATTTATACCTCGTCCTTGAGCACTTCCAGCACCCGTGGTTTCGTCGGTATAACTTGTATCAAAACTGTTTTTATCGTTTGGTTTTAAAAAATTAATTGAAGCAACGGTTGTGTTGTTAATACTTGATTCAACATCTTGTCCAACAGCAAGTCTTGTTCTTGGGACGGCATTAGCCTCCAAGTTAGCATACATAACTAAATTCTCTTGTTTGATTACACGGTCTTTTTTAACACCTCTTGAGTCTCTTACTGAGTTTGGGTCAATTAAAACAATGTTAGAATTGTCTTCATAATATATATTTTCACTTCCACCAAAATTATCTGCCATAGTAATAGAATCTTGTTTGTACAGCATTATTATAGTCCTGAAGTGAACTAACTAAAGGGTATGGTATTACTATAATTGAGTTGTCAGGAATGTTCCATTCCAATCCACCGTATTCTTCATTTGCTTGTAATATCAACCAACCAAAAAATGGTGTGCCATAATACTCTTGGCTTATCTTATCTAATCTACTAATACCGGCTCTAAAGACATATTTAATGTCAGTACTTTTTCTTGGTAATGTTAAACCAGGAACAACGGTTTGTTCACCGTTTAATAAAAATTGACCATATCTATTGTAGTAATCCATTAGAATATTACTTTACCATTAAATGTATTTTTATCACCAATATTTTGTCCCGTATAAAGGTTTTTTAATCTTGTTTTATCGTTGTCAGTTGCCGATGTTTTAATTGTTAAACCTGTTTGTCTTTTATTTTTAATAAGTGTTGTTACATCACCAGGAACATAAACTTTATTGGTTGATTTTTTATAATCAGAAAATATTGTACCCATTACTTTTTTCTCATTATCCGCGGGTACTTTATAATTTTTAGTTAAAATTTCACTAATAAATTTTGTCCAGTTTTTAGATGTAAACGAACCTGTAACTTGTGTTTCAAACGCATTATAATTATTCGCCAATTGCCACCCAAACACTAAAAAGAATCTTTTATCTGCCGGATTTGTAAAACCACCACCAGGTAACTGATAACTTTGATTATCATCATACGTTGATGTGATTATTTTTTTAGTTTCTAAATTTGATTCTAATTTGTTAATCTCGGTTGAGTAAGTGTTCATAACTATACCAATTTCATTTACAGTTGATGCTGTAATCGTATAAATTTGTGGAATACCTTTAGTATCAATATAACCATCTAATCCTTGAACTACATAGTTTAACTTATCAATGTTTCTTGTCATTGATAATTGTACTTTTGATAATTCATTGCTTGTTGCGACTAATTTGTCTGTAAATTTCACCTTGTAGTCGTTAACTAATTTTTTTAATTGGTTGTTAAAAATTGCTTCTTCAACATCTGTAAAATCCCTTTTTAACATTTCTTGTTGAATTGTTAATGAATTACTATTAATATCAGTTAATAACTGACTAAATAATGGATTTATCCTATCTTCAAATTTTGATTTACCAAAAATGGTTAAGTCCGTTATTGGTGTGGCGTCGGGGGTTGTAGTTGCTCCAAACTCATTCATTTTACCTGATTTGTAATCTCGGTCTTTAGTATATAACATTAAGATACCACTATTGTATTGTTCACTTACCTCTCTTAGTTTATCGTATTCACCTTGAGCAAAGTCATTAAAACTTTCAATAAAATTATTTACAATAGTTTTATAAGCAATATTAACACTTGTTCCACTATTTTCAAATTTACCTTCAACAGAACCAATAGTTGTTCCACCTTCATTTTGAAGATTTGTATTTGTATTTTTTACTGTGTCACCTGTTGGTTCAGTCTTTTCAATAAATTCTTTATTGTATGCTGATACCGTTAATGAATCAGTTGCCCTTTCATCATACATTTCAGTATTACCAAAGAAGTTAAATGATAATGCGTTTTGCAATTCATCAATAGGTCCTTTCAACCCTTGACCACCAATAAATTTGAATCCCATAGTTACATTCACAATCATAGGTTGTACCCCAATACCTTCAGGGTTTAAATCAAATTTACCGTCATCATAAGTAAAATTACAACTATCAATTACAACTTTTGAGTGATAAAAATCCCCCACCCTTAGAATACAAATTGGTGGTGCTCCGAACGCTGTGTTTCTGGCATCCTTATCAATCAGAGTTCCATTACTTTGTTTTGTTGGGATTGTATCACCAGGTCTTGTACATTGTAATAAGAATGTTAATCTTTCGTTCAATCCCTCAGGTGTCATTGAGTGAAACGCTGGATGAAAATATTTTAACTTTTCTCTTAAAGAATCATAAACAAAAGGATTACTTTCTTTCATGAACTTAAAGTAATCAGCTTCACTTAACAGTTTTCTAATAACTTGTTTGCTAATTGACTCTTGTGTTGGGACACTTGGGTTGTTTGGGTTATTACCGTTTTGTGTATCATTTTGATTTAATAATCTATCAAGGTTTGATATTCCCCCTGTTGCAACACCACCATTTGGATTGTTTAAATTTGGTAATGGTGTTTCAATAATATCTTCAATAATAACTCTTCTACATCCAACAGGTCCTGTACCATATTGGTCGGTTGTTGTTGTGTCACATTTGTAATTAAGTGGTTGGATTGTTTCATCCGCAGCACCATTTGATTTGGCAATCTTTACTCTTTTGTCATTATTAAGTAATGATTTAATTGTGTCCTCAACACATGTATTTCTTTCAGATTCAATATTGGTTCCTTCGTTATATGAACTATTTGAACGTAATCTAATTTCAATGGTTACGTTGGCGTTTGATGACAATAAACTTTTAATACTTTCGGTAAATCCTGTAAGAGCGTTTTCTGAAGATGAAATTAAAGTTTGTTGTGATTGGTTAATTTTACTGAAATTACCACTTGTTGTATATGATGTAACATTGTTTGAGTAGTTTGTTCCGCCACCAGCGTTGTAATCAAAATAAAACTGTGTTGATTTGTATGCACTTAATTGTGGGGTATATACTTGTTGTCCAACATTTGAATTAGAGCTTAGTGAACCACCAGCCCCATCACCACCAACATTTAAAGATTGATTAATTGTATCTTTAATCTTTTCGGGATTACTTGAGCCGTTAATTAATTTTTGAATTTGCGATAATTCTGTGGTTGAGAAATTATTATATCTTTTTGATAATTCATATATATCAAATTTTGTAAGTCCCGCAAAAAATGAATCAATAACTTGGTCAGCAATCTGACTTGATGCTGTATTGTTTAACACCCTGTTAACCAATAAATTCATAACTGAAGGGTGGTCAACAATAACTTTAAAACCCAAAGTACCACTTCTACTTGTGTTTTTATAGGTATAGATGTCTTCAGGTCTTCCCAAAAAAGTATTTGCTTC